TGGCACAAAATAAGAAATCATTTATCCTTTACGCTGATCAAAAAGGAGTCTTTGACCAGCTGCCTGATGAATTAGCAGGTAAACTAATTAAGCACATCTTTGCTTATGTCAATGATGAAAACCCTATCAGTGATAATCTGATTATCAATATTGCTTTTGAACCTATTAAACAATCTTTAAAAAGAGATTTGCGTAGATGGGAAGATTATATTGAAAAACAATCACTTAACGGTAAAAAAGGAGGTAGACCACCAAAAGCCAAAGAAAGCCAAGAAACCCAAGCCTTTTTTGAAAAACCCAAAAAAGCTGATAGTGTAAGTGTAAGTGATAATGATAATGTAAAAGAATACAAAGAGAGTTTAAATTTATGGCTTCAGTATAAGAAAGAGAAAAAGCAGACATATAAACCTACTGGACTTGAAGCATTAAAGAAATCAATCGTTAAAGATTATCCTAATCCTTTAGATTTCACAAACGCTGTAGAGTATAGCATAGCAAATAATTACAGCGGTATTTATCCACCAAAAAAGATAACTTTGCAAACGCCAACGATAACACATAAAAGAGCAACATTAGATGATTGAAATAGAAAATAGCATAATAGGACAAATGTTTCTTTATCCTGATGCACACAACTTTATAATGAAATTAAACCCTCAATGGTTTACTTCATTTAGAAAAGACATTGTAACTACGATGCAAGAGTTTTACATGAGTAATGAGCCTGTAAGTCTATCATCAATTGGCTTACGCCATCGAGAACACATCAGAGAGATTGCAACCATGCAAAACTATGTAACTACGAATGTCAATTTAGAAAAAGAGATTCTTCAGATTGAGATTGCTTACAAGAAAAACAACATACAGTCTAAGTTAGCTTACTTTAATTATGACCGTGATCTAAACGAAATAATAAGCGACATAAATTTGATGTTGCAAGAAAACACCGTAAGTGTTGGTCAGAAAGCAAAAGTAATTTCTTCAGTAGCAGGTACAGTCATTGACACTTTATACGAGGCAGTTCAAAGAGGAACTAACATGACAGGCATAAGCACAGGTTGGAAATACCTTGACAAATATATAGGAGGTTGGAATAAGGGTAACATGGTTGTAATAGCAGGTAGACCTGGAAGCGGTAAAACTGCAATAGCTCTTTCACTTGCCATTGATTCTTGTAGACTTGCAAAGGTTCTATTTATTTCTCTTGAGATGTCAAAAGAGGAACTTGCAAAAAGATATCTATCGTTTATTGCAAATGTAGAGAATTACAAAATCAGAAGTGCGAGATTAACCGAAACTGATTTAAAACAAATCACAGAGCAACTTTACGGAATGAATATGGACTTCTTTCTTGATGATGGCAGCAATAGTGATATAAACGACATTGTGGCAAAGATAAAACTTCACAAGGCTAAACATGGCTTAGATATAGTTTTCATTGATTATATGCAATTAATTAAAAGCCATCAGAAAGTAAGAGAGCAAGAGATTGCACATATTAGCAGAACTCTTAAACTTTTGGCTAAAGAGTTAGGAATTACAATAATAGCACTCGCACAACTTTCAAGAGAAACTGAAAAACGAGCTGAAAAGAAACCAATGCTTTCAGATTTAAGAGAGAGCGGTCAAATTGAACAGGATGCCGATATTGTTTTATTCCCATTTAGACCAGCGTACTACTCAGATGATAAACCTGAGATTGAAATGGATGCTGAGTTAATTATAGGCAAGAATAGACATGGGCAATGTGTATCTGTACCAATGTCATTTGAAGGAAGATACACACGCTATAAAGAAATACTATGAAATTAGGCAGATTTGATTGTAGTACAGGCTTAATTAATATATTATATCAATTAGGGGATATTTCAGTTAGAACATCGACAATAAAAGATATGCTTTTAATTGACAAATTGCAAAAAGAGAATAGTAATGCAGTAGGGTTTATTCAGAAAACAATTTGGGAAAATTACGTTTTTGGTGGAGAAAGAAACTTTGTAGCTTTAATATGTGAAGCAAATAAAGATGCGGTTGGATATGTTTTAATAACTCCTGGCAAAGGTGCTTATACTTATGCAAAGATTCAACAAATTGCAGTTAGAAATGATGCAAGACGTTTACATTATGGAACTGCATTAATAGATGTATGTAAACAATTTTGTATACAATTTCACAGAATTGGTTTTACTTTAAGATGCAGAACTGATTTAGAATCAAATAACTTTTGGAAAAACTTAGGATTTACTCAATATGATACATGGGAAAAAGGAAAAATAAATCATGTAGGATTCAAAGCGTCAAATGATATCAATTTATATAAAATAGAATTAAACACTAACATATTGCAATTATTTTAACTATGAACTACGAATACGAATACATCAAACTAAAAGCAGCACACACTCGTTTAAAAAACACCTACGAAAACAAACTTGAAAGTGCTAAGAGAGAAATCCAAGAGTTAAGACAAATGATTCTTAAACCTGAGCAGAAAACAAAAAAGGTAGACAAGAACTTTGATGAACTATTACGTATAGTTTGCCAGGAATCCAACGTAATACCAAAAGACTTTTTCTCTCGATCAAGAAAGCGGGAGTATGTAATTGCAAGAGCCATGTTCTGTTATTTTGCATACAGAGAGTTAAATCAGTCACTAAAGAAAATCGGACTATATTTAAACCGTGACCATAGCACAGTAATTCACGGTAGAGATATGATAGGAGACTATTTAGACATCAACATGAAGTTTGAAACTGCAATGCACAACAGAATTAAATCACGACTTAATGCGATTCCTGACGATTACCTTACGGAGGTCACGAGAATATCTCCATATTTGTCTTAACAATGAAGAAGAAGTCATCTACTATTGGAGAAAGTACACAAAGTTAGGATGGGAGTTAGTATCAGTTGATGAATCACTTACAACAAGAGTAGTGTGGAAACAATATTGATAACTTTGGTCAAATTAAAAAGAAATTTGTTAAATCAAAAAACCACAAATAATATCGGAGCTAACGCAGTCTACATGGCTGCGTGAGTTCTGCATAAAGATTGCAGGTGAACTTTCAAGCGACTTATATCAAGAACTATTTGTTATCTTATGCGAAAAGACAGACGAATGGATAGAAGAAAAATACAAGAGCGGCTACTGGGAAGGCTTTGTCATTCGCATCTGTTTGAATCAATATTACGGGAAATACACTAACTTCTCAAAGAACTTTGTCAAACCAATAGGACTATATGACACAGAAGGAGTTGAAATAATAGAAGAGAATGATTCGATGTACAAAGAGGCACTATATAGCACTATTGATGACATTGTAAGTTCTAAAGAGTGGTATGAGCAAAAGATTTGGACATTGTACTGTGAAGGCGACAACAAACTTGAAATCAAACCACGATCTGCAAGAAGCATCAGCAGAGCAACCGATATAAGTAGACAGGAAATACTCAGAGTAATTAACACGATTAAAAAAGAAATAAATGAAAGACTTGTTGCAAATTTTGGGGATAGCATCGATGAGCATAATTTGGGTGCGTGAGTTTGGCTACAGATTCAAGAAACCTTTATCATGTGAGTTGTGTCTATCGTTTTGGATTACCCTATTTTGGTTTCATTCCATTGAGGGCATACCCTTAGCATTTTTAGCAGCAGCAAGTTCAACGATTATAAATAAATACTTATGACGGCAATACAACAATTAATGAATGTACTAAATGAATTACATCCTAATTTGTTAAATGTACATACCAATGGCGGTAGAGAATTTGTCAAAACTTGTCATAAATTTTTGCAAGTAGAAAAGCAACAAATAATTAAAGCCTATCATCAGGGTGTGACTGATGAACACGGTGACACAATAACATTTACAACTGAAGGCGAAGACTACTACAACTCAACATATAAATCATGACACAAGAAGAAATAAACTACATCATTACCGAGATTCAACCACACTTCACTAAGTGGAAGCATAGTGGTTTTATGAGGTTAGCACCAGAGGACTCAGTAAAAGTCAGAGACATCTACTTTAGAGAGATGGGCAGACCAATGCCGACTTGCTCTAATTGTTTTGTCGAAAGTCTATATTCGTTAATTGTAAGAGCAGAAGCACAACAAGAAATACAAGCAGCTACTATTGCAGATGATGAGCAAAAACCAAAAAGAAAGAGAAGAACAAGTTAAATTCGCTGAATACTTAGCACACAACTCTTATGTCTTATACGACATCGTGAGAGGTGTTAGTTATTGGAGCAACGGAAAAGAAACAAAAACAACAAAACAACTACTAAGGGAATATGAACTCATTCGGAGGAACTTGGAATAATCAGCAATGCTTTGATTACGAAATGCGGAACGGCATCCATTTGGATAACCCATCTTTTGTAAATATTTATGACGATGTTGTAAATGAAATCACAACTCTGTTAGATATTAAAACACACACAGATTTAGGTGGTGGAGTTGGTGCTTATTGTTTAGCAATGAAAAAGAAAGGCATCAAGACTATTTACTACGACCTGAATGAACATCATTACGAATACGCTCATGAGAGAAATGTTGCCGATGAATATCATATCTGTGATTTTACAACTAAGAAAATCAAGGCAGATTTTGTTAGTTGCATAGAAGTAATGGAGCATATTGAAGATGACAAGTTAAAGCCTTTCTTAGCGAATCTAAAGTGCAACTACTTTCACTTCAGTTCAACTCCTCACTATTCTAATTTTGACAAAGAATGGGGACACATCAACATCAAGTCTGTATCACATTGGGTACACTTATTTGAGCAATGCGGATTCACTCTATTACTGGAGATGTCAAAGCCTACAAAGTGGAGTTTATTATTTAAGAAAAAAATGAACTAATAGTACATTATGTTGTTTGAAATTAAATTCGCTGAATGGATTGCTGAGAATCATTGGACTTGCTGCGATGAACACGACTTCATTTACTATTGGTGTTCTGAAAGCAAAGGAATGTCACAAGTGCCAACAGATTTACTCTTTGATATTTTTTTAAATGAAAAAGCACACTAAAATATATTTAGAATATTTCGGATACGATCAAAGCAGTTGGATTGCCTGTGAGATGTGCGGACAAACGGCTAATGATATTCATCACATCGAAGCAAGAGGAATGGGCGGCAGCAAAACAAAAGATACAATAGAAAACCTACAAGCACTATGCAGAAAGTGTCACATGGAATTAGGCGATAAGAAAGAACACAAAGTAATGCTGAAAGTAGTACATCAAGTTAAAATGAACGAAAGAAAATGAAAGCAACTATAGAATTTGAACTACCTGAAGATCAGGAACAATATAACTTCGCAAACAAAGGATTTGACTACTTTTGTGTGCTATGCGAAATCGATGAGTTTCTACGTCAGAAAATCAAGTATAGCGAACTTCAAGAGAACGAATATGCTCTACTTGAAGACACAAGAGAGCAACTAAGACAGATGCTATTTGAAAGAGGTATAAGTCTGTAATTACAAAGTAAGTACAAAGTAATGAAAGAGATTCAAGGCAGAAACGGAGGGACTTTAAAAGTGCCCGAAAAAGGAGAGACAAACAATCCTAATGGCAGACCTAAAAAGTTCACTACCTTAATGAAAGAGAACGGCTACTCACTTTCTCAGGTAAACGATTCTATTCAGGTCATAATGTCAATGGACGAAAAGCAAATAAAAGACGTGCTTAAAAACGACGAAGCGACTATGCTTGAAAAGACAGTTGCAAAGGCTATAATAAAGAGCTACGAGAAAGGCTCTCTCTATTCAATGGACACGCTTCTATCGAGAGTGTACGGCAAACCAAAAGAATCAGTAGAGGCTACGGTAGAAGCAAAAGTAATAAACGTAACACTAAACTTAGATTAATGACAGAAAAAGAAGCAATCATTCTACTCATCTACTACAACGATTGGAGAAGAGGCGAAGATATAGAAATGCCGAACCCAACGCAGATAGGAATAGCACTTGATACAATTATAAACGAATATTTTAAACGAAATGGAAACAACTTACTTAGGTAGTGCCTGGTCTGATGACTACGGCTTAAACGTCAGCATCAACATCGAGAAACTAAACGAAGCAATTAAAAGCGGAAAATTAGAAGTAAACAAATACGGTGATGTACGTTTGCGTGTACAAAAATTGAAAGCACAGAACGAGAAGAGCAAAGCTACTCACTCGGTTGCCGTGCCAAAGCCAAAAGTAGAAGCACCGTTTTAATGAGAGTAATTTGTCTACTTGACGGAGCGAACGGCGTATCTTTCCACCGATTGTATACGCCTTATCTTCGTTTGCAGCAAGATCACGACATTACCGTAGATGTAAGTCTGAACCACGAAGATTGGCTAAACCTCGACTATCAGCAATACGATTGCGTTATATTTAACCGTTGGTTAGGAAGGTATCAGTACAACATACTTCCATTACTTGCAAAGTACAAAGTGCCTTACATCGTTGACCTTGACGACTATTGGGTACTTCCGAAGTACAACCCAGCGTATAAGTTTTACAGAGCCTACATTAAAGACGGAGTTAAGAATGCTTTAACCTATGCCGATGGAGTGCAGGTTACGACTCCACAACTTGCTGAAAAGATAAAGGAGTTTTACAAGGGCGACAATATAACTATAGCTGAAAACGCAGTAGACTTTACACAGCCTCAATGGAACGTAAATAAAGACCATACACCAACGATTGGTTGGGTTGGTGGAATAAGTCACGTTGAGGATATAAAGTTGTTAAGTGGTCAAATTAGACCAATTTGTGAGAAGTACGGCTATCGCTTTATAATGGGTGGACACCACGAAAATAGTAGAATGTGGGCAGAGATGGAGAAAGCCATTACAGGAGAGAGCCAAAAGAACAGACCGACATGGTTTGAAACAAGAGTAGGTACAACGCCCGACAAGTACGCTGAGATTTATTCTGAGATAGATATCTGTTTAGCACCTTTGACGGCTCAGACATTTAACCGATACAAGTCAGAGTTGAAGATTGTTGAGGCTGCTGCTTACAAGCGACCTATTTTAACGAGCAATGTAGAACCATACACCAACCACAAAAGTAATTTAGGAGTTTTCTTTGTGCAAAATAACCATTGGACTACACCGTTAACTCAACTGATAGAAAGTGGGAAAAGTAAAGAGGTAGGATTAATCAACTACAACTACTGCAACGAGCATCACAACATTCAAGAGATTAACAAAAAAAGAATAGATTTGTTACAGAAAGTGTGTAGACCATAACGTTGACATCAACGAAATGGTATCATCTCGGTAAAGCTAACAACATGATATGCAAATAAACTACAAGCGACCATATTTAACGAGCTATCAGAAAGCCATCTTAGATAGTCCTGCACGTTACACAATTACGGCAGCATCTACTAAGACAGGTAAAACTGCATCTCATATTATTTGGTTGTTTGAACAGAGTTTGGCATTAAAAGAAAACCAAGCGGTTTGGTGGGTTGCTCCTGTCTACCAACAAGCGGAGATAGCATTTAGACGAATGAAAGCACAGGTCAACTCTCGTGACTTCTTCCAGAGCAATGAATCTAAACTTGTATTAACTACACCCATAGGCTCACGGATAGAGTTTAAGTCTGCAGAGAAACCTGATAACTTATACGGTGACGATGTCTATGCAGCAGTATTTGACGAGGCAAGTAGAGCAAGAGAGGAAAGTTGGTTTGCTTTACGTTCTACGTTGACTGCAACTAAAGGCAAATGCAAACTAATCGGTAACGTCAAAGGGAAAAAGAATTGGTTTTACAAATTGGGAGAGAAAGCCAAAGGAGGCGAACCTAATCTTGAATATTTTAAAATAACTGCTTACGATGCAGCCAAAGAAGGCATCTTAGATGTAGAAGAAATAGAACAGGCAAAGCGTGACCTACCTGACTACGTTTTCAAAGAGTTATACCTTGCTGAACCTGCCGATGACAATTCAAACCCTTTCGGGTAC